AGCATCTCTAATAATACCATCTTTGTCTACCTTTATTTGTAGTTTCATTACATCACCGCAGGCTGGTGCTCCAACCATTCCAGTTCCTATACCATCTTCATCTTTGGCAAAAGAACCTACATTTCGGGGATTTTCGTAATGATCTATTACCTTGTCTGAATATGCCATTGTAATTAACCTTTTGTTATTAATTTATTTACCTCGGGGAGATAAAGGTATTTAATTCCTGATCTCCTCAAAGTGCTTAATGCATCATCAATTGTTTCTACTAAGGGTTCTCCTCCTAAATTAAAACTAGTATTAAATAAAATTGGAACACCAGTTTGATTATTAAACTCAGTTATCAAATTATAAAAATGAAAATTTTGTTCAATATTAATTGTTTGTACTCGACACGTATTATCCACATGTACAATGCTTGGTATTTGATTTTTCTTATTTTCTAAAACATTCACAGCATACATCATAAATGGACTGTTAGACGTGTTACGCATATCAAACCATTCGTGTACATGCTCTTCTAATACAGTTCCGGCAAACGGCCTGTACCATTCTCTTCCTTTTACACGATTAACAATGTCTTTACCTTGTTGTACTCTAGGGTCGAACAAAATACTACGATTGCCTAATGCACGAGGTCCAGCTTCTGAACCTCCTTGAAATATAGCTACTATATTTTCAGAAACTAATAGATTAACAATGTCCGAGTAACTAACTGTTTGCTCAGTTTCATTTGATTCTAATTTATAATTGTAACTAGGAGTTGGACCTAGACAAAAAGATAATTGTTTATTTGGAGTCGTATTATTAGTAGTACTATAATAAGCCAGTTTAGCTATACCTATACTTTGCCCCCCATCGTGCGCAGGAGGGTCTATGAATACATTAACGTCTTTAGGAATGTGTTTTAAATATTCATAATTAGCTACACAATTTAATGCATAGCCGCCTGATATTACTAAATTTTTAGAATTGGATAATTTAAGTGCGGTTAAAATTAAATCAGTGGCTACTGATTGAGTAGATTGCTGTACAGCATAACAAAGATTGGCCGCATCATATTGTTCTACTTCGTCAAGGAATGGCGCAGCATACATTGCTGTATTAGGCCTAAACAACTGTTTGTTAGGTGTTTTTTTACCGTTAACAGTTACATATATTTGTGGAATAGTTTCATCGTTCTTTCCGTACGAACTTAATCCCATTGCCTTGCCGCACTCTAAATTTGTATGCCCTAAAGCAATACTTAGTGCAGAGTATATACTGGCAATACCTTGCTCATTAGCAAAGACTTTTTCTTCGTGAAACTTAGTAAGTTGATTATAGTTATTTCCAAACTTTTTATATATAGATGTAAATGTTTTTGGAAATTTTGCTAGATATATGCTTTCAACTTCGTATCCGGCTTTGCCAGCTTGGTCTAATTCGATATATTTTCCAGCAGCATCTATAACTACACATACCGCTTGGTCAAAACCAGAACTATAAAATCCACTGGTTGCATGATATAGATGATGCTCACCATTATTAAACACTTGCCTGTGATTGTCAATTAATCCAAGTTTTAAGGCAAATTTAATAAACGGGCCTGCTTCATTTGTAGTATCTGATGACCCTACAGATATGGCTAGACAATCTACTTTATTCGTGTATTCAAGAACTTTAAGTAGTCCTAAGAATGGACTATCGTCGTATTTTTTTCGACTTAGTCTTTCTTCTTCTACATAAAAAACAATATTACCATTTTTAAGTAAACAAGTAGATGCGTTATGCCCTGTACTTATACCTACAATCCAGTTGTCACGCATTTACTCGCTCATATTAATTTGGTACTGCTACGATTTTTCTAGTATTAGTTTGTGGATCGATCATTTCTTCCCAATGATATCCTAATGGCGGTGTTTGCACATAGGGTTGAGGTTGTTGTATAATTACAGGCGGTTGTTGAACAACAACTTGCTGATTGGCACGATTAATTTCGTAACCAATTACTCCACCAATAATTAACGGTGCAACCCAATTACCGCCACTGTAATAACCACCACCACGATAGTAACCACCATGATGGTGCCATTGTGCGTTAGCCGACCCTACTACTGCCAATAATGACAAAGCTAAAATTAACTTTTTCATAATATACTCCTTTAAGCGTATACTAATATAACGCCTTAGGCTAATATTTAGTTGACTTACTTTGGTTCTTTACGTGCGTTTTTAACTGCGGTAACATCGTTACGAGTTTCTTTACACAATTTTGCCAAATCTTGGCAAGCCTTACGAACACGAGTGCCAGCTGCGCCGACTTCTTTATCATAAAACTTTTCGAAGTCTGCTTCCATTGCTTCTACGATTGCTGTAAATTCTGCGTATTTGTTTTGAGCCATTTTAATAATCCTTTATATTAAGTACGAATACTTATGCTGTAGTATACAGCAAATTAAAATAAATGTCTAGTTAATTGGCAAACACGTTGCCGGATCCGGATGTTATTGCGCCGCCGTCTGTTGAGTCGCCTACTCTGGCAACACCAACTCCTCCCACAAACACAGTTCCGGATCCGGCGTTAATTGCAGCCGCATGTTGCGCTGAACAATTACGGCCACCATATCTATGGGTAACTGTAGGATTCCCTACACATTCAATAGGAATTCCATTTGCAAAAACTTTGGCGCCTGCACCGGTTGGTCCTGTGATAGTCGTGGTACCATCACAACCATGTCCGGTTGTTGTTGGGTCACCTTGTCTTGCTATAGCTGGCATACAAATATTTATGCTAGGGCAATTCCCGTAGTGGACTCAATAAATTGATCAGCAAATTGTTTGTCAGTTGGCTCTGCTACTGTTACTGTTGATTTTTGTAATTTAATTTCTTTATCAGGACTTACCGTAAACAAGTATGGCATTAGTCCTGGTCCTTTTGGGCCCATTCCGATAACCTGTGGATTTTTTAATTTATAATGTAACGGACCGTCTTCTACTAACTTGGCAACCAGCTCTTCGCCACTTGTTAGTTTGAGTGTAACTACTTCGCCTTCTGCGAAACCTTTTGAAATAAACATATTATACCTTTTCGAAATGTTTTTTGAGTTCTGTAAACCCGCCAATGTAATTATCGTCTAAAAATATTTGTGGCACAGTCCTGGCATCAGGTACAGCTTCTAATAATTCTTCTTTAGTATAACCGTCGCCAATTTTACGTTCGTCAATTTGATAACCCTTAGCTTGCAATAGCTTATATGCTTGATCGCAGTAAGGGCAATGATATTTAGACCACATTGTTGCTTTCATTCTATTTCCTTATAGTGCCGGTAATGCATCATAATCCAACGTTTCGCTCATAATGCCAATAACATAATTAGTTGATTCGTTTTCTTGTAATGCTGTTTGTTTTTTACTTGTATCAGTATGTTTATTAAACCATGGGATTGGAGTTGACTTTGGTGCAATTTGTTGATATTTAATACCAATGTCCTTTAATGCACCCACTGCTGTATAGTCTACAAAGTCTTTTAAGATATTGGCATTTAAACCAATAACAGGACCTTTCTTAAACAAATAGTCTGCCCATTCTTTTTCTTCACGAATAACGTCCATATACATAGAATAGACTTCTTGTTCGCACTCTTGTTTGGCTTCAGCAAATCTACTATCTTCCTTGACCACTTGATTAATCAAATAGGCGGTCCAACCTTTGTGTAATAGTTCGTCTTGCAAGATCAAACTAATAATATTGCCGTTACCCATAAAGATTTTATTCTCTACCATTGCTAGACTTGTAGCAAAGCTAACCATAAAACGGAAGGCTTCTAGTGCGTAACTGGCATTTAGTGCTAACCAGATAGCTCTAATATGTAATTTTTCACCAACATCTTCACCAAGCTCTTTATGACAATTAATTACGTGCAATTGGTCATAATAATTGCCTACACTTGAGGCCATACTGATAATCTCTTGTGTGTCGTGGATAGTGTTGAATACATCCTTAGGAACATTGTAGATATTACGAATGATATGGCTATAACTCTTTGAGTGAATGTTTGTTTCAAAGAATCCCCAGTTGTACATTAGTGCTTCTACTTCTGGCAAACTACAGACTGGAGTAAACACTTGTGTAGGGCCGCGACCTTGCAAACTGTCCAGTGCTGTTTGTCGTAGCAAGTTACTGGTAAAGATATGTTTGACAGCATCGCTGGCATCTTTAAAATCGTTAGCATCTTTGGTCAAACTAATTTCTTCTGGTTGCCAAAAGAAACCACGTGCTGTAGCTTCAAAGTCTGCAATCTTTTTATACTTGACTTCCTCAAATCTTTGAATGGTAACAGGACCTGCTGGGTCTAAGAACATCTTGCGATTAAGATAGTCTGTCTTTGTTTTTAAATTATATTGTTCTTTACTCATAGCTTACATGCCTCGCAATCTTCTTCGTTGTCAAAATCAATAGCTTCTAACATGGTAGGTGCTTCTTCGGCATCTGCTTTACTACCTTGTTTGTTAATCAAACTATAGTAGAATGTTTTCAATCCCCACACCTGTGCCTGCATTAAATTTTTAGCAATCAATGTAGTTGGCACTTTACGACCTTCAAAGTGCGCTGGGTTATAGAATGTATTAGTACTAATTGATTGATCAACATAGGCGGCGAGAACAGAAGCTGTTTTCAAATACCCGTCGCAATCTTTCTGATCCCACATCAACTGATACTTATTTTTAAGTTTATGGTATTCAGGAACAACTTGTATAAATGATCCTGCTTTTGATTCTTTAACACTGATCAAACTCATGGGCAACTCAATTCCATTAGTGCTGTTTATAACAACACTACTGCTTTCGACTGGGGCGATGGCCATTAGTGTAGCATTGCGTACTCCGTACTGTTTCATATTAGTACGTAGCGTTTCCCAATCAAGTTCTGGGGCAAAGTTTGCTA